GGATAAATTTATAAAATTTGTCGAAAAAGTGTGGCCGACGTTCATTTCGGGGCGGCACCACAAAAGAATGGCTGAGGCGTTCGAAAGAGTGGCGCGCGGGGAGTGTAAACGGCTGATTATTAACATGCCGCCACGTCATACCAAGTCAGAATTCGCTTCTTACCTGCTTCCGGCGTGGTTTTTGGGCAAATTTCCGCACAAAAAGGTAATTCAAACGTCTCACACAGCCGAATTGGCTGTAGGCTTTGGTCGTAAGGTCCGTAACTTAGTTGATACGGATGTATACCATGAAATTTTCCCCAAACTTGAGCTCCAAAGCGACTCAAAAGCCGCTGGACGATGGAACACCAGCAAAGGCGGTGACTATTTTGCGATTGGTGTGGGCGGTGCGGTGACGGGAAAGGGTGCCGACCTGCTCATTATTGACGACCCGCACTCAGAACAAGAGGCTGCGATGGCCGCAGTCAACCCAGAGGTGTACGACAAGGTATACGAGTGGTATACATCAGGTCCGCGGCAGCGTCTGCAACCGGGTGGTGCGATTGTTATTGTGATGACGCGCTGGGCTCAGCGTGATTTGACAGGACAGGTGCTTAAAAATGCAGCGTTACGTGGTGAAACTGACTGGGAAGTCATTGAATTTCCTGCAATCTTGCCCTCGGGCAACCCGCTTTGGCCGGAGTTTTGGAGTCTGGGCGAACTTTCTGCGCTACGCGAAGAACTGCCTAACGCGAAGTGGCAAGCACAGTATCAACAGAACCCAGTGGGCAACGAGAGCGCTATTGTCAAACGTGATTGGTGGCAGTGGTGGGAAGAGGAAGAGCCGCCCCGCTGCGAGTACATCCTCCAGACTTGGGACACTGCGTTCGAGAAACACCAACGCGCCGACTATTCTGCGGGCACGACTTGGGGCATATTCACGCACCACAAAGACAACACGAAGAACATCATTCTGCTGAACACATATAAGAAGCGGGTGGAGTGGGTTGACTTGAAGCGAGATGTACTGCGTGAGTACAACGAGTACGAGCCTGATGGTCTGTTGATCGAGAAGAAAGCCACCGGGGCACCGCTGATCTATGAGCTCAGAGCGATGGGCATACCCGTGCAGGAGTTTACGCCCAGCAAGGGACAGGATAAGATAGCGAGACTGAACTCAGTGTCTGACTTGATTGCATCGGGGAAGGTGTGGGTTCCACGCACGCGTTGGGCGGAAGAGTTGGTTGATGAGATTGGCGCGTTCCCCTCGGGCGAGCACGATGACTTGGTTGACGCGACGACTCTTGCGTTGATGCGATTCAGAGCTGGTGGGTTCCTCCGTCTGCCGATTGACGAGCCCGAAGAAGTTCAATGGTTCAAGAACTACCGCAAAGAGCGGTACTACACAGTGTAAGGAAACAATATGGCAATGGACAAAGGCTTGTACGCCGCACCACAAGGCTTGGCAATCCTCACGGACGCCCCAGAGATTGAAGTCGAGCTGGAGCTTGAACCTACTGAAGAAGGTGAAGAATTAACAGAGGAAACCGAAGGCACTGCCGACGACTTTGATGCCAACCTCGCTGAGTTCATGGACGATGGCGTGCTCGACACACTGGGCAAGGACTTGGTTGAAGACTTCGACAAGGACGTTGGTGACCGCAAGGATTGGATTCAAACCTACGTTGATGGCCTGAAGTTGCTGGGCTTGAAGTACGAAGATCGTACTGAGCCATGGCAAGGTGCTTGTGGTGTGTTCCACCCCATGTTGACCGAGAGCGTTGTGCGATTCCAGAGTGAGTCCATGATGGAGACGTTCCCAGCCATGGGTCCTGTCAAGACGCAAATCGTTGGTGCGATTGACTTGTTGCGTGAAGAAGCCGCCGCGCGCGTGCGTGATGACATGAACTACCAGCTCACCGAAGTGATGACTGAGTATCGTGCCGAGCACGAGAAGCTTTTGTGGTCCCTGCCACTCGCAGGTAGTGCGTTCAAGAAGGTGTACTACGACCCAAGCAAAGGTCGTCAAGTTGCTACGTTCATCCCCGCTGAAGACATCGTCGTGCCCTACGGCGCAAGTAATTTAGAGGACGCCGAGCGTGTTACGCACGTGATGCGTAAAACTAAAAATGAACTGACTAAGCTGCAACACGCTGGGTTCTATCGTGACTGTGATCTGGGTGACCCAGTCGTTGAGTTAGACGACATCGAGAAGCAGAAAGCTGAAGAGAACGGCATGAGTGCGATCCAAGATGATCGCTATCGTGTGCTTGAGATGCACGTGATGCTGGACTTGGAAGGGTTCGAGGACAAGGATGACAAGGGCGAAGAGACCGGTATCGCTCTGCCATACGTGGTGACAGTTGAAAAAGGCACAGGCAAGGTCTTGGCCATTCGGAGAAATTGGTATGAAGAAGACACGCTCATGCTCAAACGACAGCATTTTGTGCATTACCAATACATTCCGGGGTTCGGTTTTTATGGATACGGACTCATTCACCTTATCGGTGGATATGCAAAATCCGCGACGATGCTCATTCGTCAGCTCGTCGATGCTGGTACGCTCTCAAATCTCCCCGGAGGACTCAAATCTCGCGGCCTCAGAATTAAGGGCGACGATACACCTATCCAACCCGGTGAGTTCCGCGACGTAGACGTGCCGAGTGGTTCGATCCGCGACAACATTCTCCCTCTGCCATACAAGGAACCAAGCCAAGTTCTGTTCACTCTGTTCAACCAGATCGTGACGGAAGGTCGTGCGTTTGCTTCGAGTGGTGATATGAGTGTGAGCGACATGAGCTCGCAAGCGCCGGTGGGCACAACTCTGGCCCTCTTAGAACGTACCCTCAAAGTCATGTCCGCTGTGCAGGCGCGCTTGCACTTTGCGATGAAGCAGGAATTCAAACTGCTCAAGGTCATCATCGCCGACTACTGCCCAGAAGAGTACAACTACGAGCCTGCGAACGGTGAACGTCAAGTTCGCAAGAGCGACTATGACATGGTGGACGTGATCCCAGTGAGCGACCCCAACGCCGCGACCATGGCGCAGAAAGTTGTTCAGTATCAAGCGGTTCTTCAGTTGGCACAAAGCGCCCCTCAGTTGTATGACCTGCCCTTGTTGCACCGTCAGATGATTGAAGTGTTGGGTGTGAAGAACGCCGCCAAGCTTGTGCCTGTGGACGAGGACGCTGTGCCGACCGACCCAGTGCAGGAGAACCAGAACTTGTTGACTGGCAAGCCTGTGAAAGCGTTCATGGAGCAGAACCACCAAGCTCACTTAGGTGTGCACATGGCTGCGATGCAAGACCCCAAGATCATGCAGATGGTTGGTCAGAACCCACAAGCACAGGCGATCCAAGCCGCGGCTTTGGCGCACATCAACGAGCACATTGCCTTCGAGTACCGTCGTCAGATGGAGGAGAAGATGGGTATGGTGTTGCCGGGTGAGAAGGAGCAGAAGAACCTCACTCCAGAGCAAGCCGACCAGATCGCGATGGTGGCTGCACAAGCAGCGCAAGCTATGCTCCAGCAGAACAAAGCGGAAGCTGCACAACAGCAAGCCGAGCAACAAATGCAGGACCCTGTGGTCCAGATGCAGATGCAAGAACTCCAGATCAAGCAGCAAGAGTTGGCACTCAAGCAGCAGAAACAACAGATCGACGCCGCGGCCAAGGCCGACCAGCTTCGCATCGAGGAGGAGCGCATCGCCGCACAGAAAGAAATCGCAGCCATGCAGGTGGCTGCTACGGCTGCCGCAGCTAAAGACAAAGCACAGCGCCAGCAAGAAACTGAAGGTGTACGCATGGGCATCGACGCTGCTAAACATCGCGCTCAGATGGCCGTGCAACGGGCTGCTCAACAGAGCCGCCAACAACCGCAACCACCTAAGAAAAAGAAGGAAGACTAATTGAACGACTACAAGCTGCTGAGCCACATCGTCCGGGAGATTGACAAACTCCGGGCCGATCAGCAAACCCACCTCTCAGGAGGCGGTGCCAAAAGTTTTGACGAGTATCGTCATGTCACGGGTGTGATCCGGGGTCTCACACACGCTGAATCCATTGTCAAAGACCTTGTGCAAAGAATGGAGCAATCCGATGAGTGAGTTTGATGTTTCCGCCGTGGACCTATCCGGCGTGCTGAATAGAAGCAACGAAGAGAAAGCGAAGCAACTGCCCGACCCCAAAACGTTCCACTTGCTCTGCGTGGTGCCAGAGGCGATGGAGCAGTATGCCGACAGTGAGATTGGTATTGTCAAGTCAAGCGGTGACATCTGGCGTGAGGAAATGCTCACACCGGTGCTGTTCGTCGTGAAGCTTGGCCCTGACTGTTACAAAGACCCGACCCGCTTTCCCAGCGGTCCGTCGTGCAAGGAAGGTGACTTTGTCATCGTCCGCCCCAATTCAGGCACCCGCCTGAAAATCCATGGCCGTGAGTTCCGCATCTTGAATGACGACTCAGTTGAGGCTGTGGTTGAAGACCCCCGTGGTATCACACGTGCATCGTAAGGAGTAATACATGCCATTGCCAAAGTTTGAAGGCGACGAATTCGAGTTTCCCGACGAGAAAGAAGCCAAGGAAAAGAAGCAGGCCGCTGCTGAAGACGATTTCTCATTTGAAATCGAAGACGACACACCTGAAGAGGACCGTGGCCGCAAAGCTGCGCCCCCTCCAGAGGACCCAACCGAAGACGAGCTAGCCTCGTACGACGAGAAGGTTCAGTCGCGTATCAAGAAATTCACCCGTGGGTACCACGACGAGCGCCGCGCCAAGGAAGAAGCCTTGCGTGAGCGTCAAGCCGCTGAAGCCTACGCCAAGCAAATTCTTGAAGAGAACAAACGCCTCCAACAGCAACTTGCTACTGGTAGTCAAGCGTACATTGAGCAGTCCAAATCGACCGCTGAGATTGAGCTGGGCGCCGCCAAGAAGAAGTACAAAGAGGCCTATGAAGCAGGTGACGTTGACGCTCTCGCCGACGCACAAGCCGAGATTGCGCGTGCTACGCTGAAAGTCGAGAAGGCCCAAGGCTTGAAGCCAATCGAGGTGGAAGAGAAGGATGACTTCAAACCTGCCGCCGAAGAATCCGCACAACCTAAGCTGGCTCCACGCACACAAAAGTGGATTGAAACCAACAGCGACTGGTACGGAGTTGACGACGAGATGACTATGACTGCGTTAGGGCTTGACAAAAAGCTCGCGAGGCAGTATGGTCCTGACTATGTAGGTACAAAAGAGTACTTCGACACCATCGACAAAACGATGCGCAAAAGATTTCCTGAGCATTTTGAAGATGCTCAGAGCCATGAGGAAGACGAAGATCCTCCAAAAAGATCGTCAGAACCGGCAGATGAGGAAACTCCCCGCCGTGCAACAAAACCCGCTAATGTTGTGGCTCCGGCCTCACGTAGCACCCCGCCTAACCGTGTTCGGTTGAAGGCATCCGAAGCTGCGATTGCTCGCAGACTTGGGGTTCCTTTGGAACAGTACGCGAAACAGGTTGCTTTGCTTAGAAAAGGTGAATAAGAATGGAAAACGTAACTAAGGCCGAAAAAGGTCAAAACCGTTTGGCTCGTGAGTTGGATACCCGTCAAGTGATGCAGCGCCCAGAAGCGTGGCGTCCTCCCGAGGTTCTCCCAAGTCCCGATCCTCGTGATGGTTGGTCACACCGTTGGGTGCGTACCGCTACCATGGGGGCAGCCGACCCATCTAACATTTCTTCTAAGCTTCGCGAAGGATACGAGCCCTGCAAAGCAGAGGACTATCCCGAGCTCATGATGCACGCCACCACAGAAGGTCGCTTTAAAGGCAACATTGAAGTGGGCGGACTGTTGCTCTGCCGTATTCCGGCTGAGTTCTTGCAACAACGGGCAGCGTACTACGCTAACCAGAACAAGGCTCAAATGGACTCAGTGGACAACAACTTTCTTCGTGATAGTGATCCGCGGATGCCTCTTTTCTCTGAGAAGAAGTCCAAAGTCACTTTCGGTTCTGGTAATTAAATTTTGGAGTCCTAAATGGCATACCCTACCGTTTCGGCACCTTATGGCCTGAAGCCTGTCAATTCGATTGACGGCAAGCCATACGCTGGTGCCTTCCGTCAGATTCCTGTTGCCGCTGGTTTTGGCACCGCTATTTTCAATGGCGATGTGGTTGAGATCAACAGCGACGGTTATCTTGTTAAAGCAACTTCTACCAACGCCGCTACACCCGTGGGTGTCTGCATGGGCGGTCAGTACGTGAACTCTAACGGTCAAACCGTGCAAGGTCAGTACATCCCCGCTTTGGCGTCTACCGCTTCCAACTTGGCTTACGCCTACGTTGTGGATGACCAACAAGCTTTGTTCAAAGTGGCTGTCGTGACTAGCGGCACTACCATGGGCACTGCCGGTCGCACTGTTGTGGGTTCTAACCTGCCTCTGGTGTTGAACGCTGGTTCTACCACTACTGGTGATTCCGCTGTTGGTGTGACATTGACCGGTGCTGGCACTACTGCCACCATCCCAATGCGTGTTATCGACGTGGTTCCCGAGACCGCAACCGCCGCTGACACTTACACCGAGTTGTTGGTGAAGATCAACACCCACCAGTACAACAGCACCACCGGTGTTTAAGGAGTAAAAAATGGCTATTTCACGCGCACAGTTACTTAAAGAACTGCTCCCCGGCTTGAACGCTTTGTTCGGCATGGAATACGCTCGCTACGGCGAAGAGCACAAAGAAATCTACGAAACAGAGACATCTGAGCGTAGCTTCGAAGAAGAAACCAAACTGTCTGGTTTCTCTGCTGCTCCCGTCAAGAACGAAGGTTCAGCGATCCAGTATGACAACGCACAAGAAGCATGGTCAACTCGCTACAACCACGAGACTATCGCCCTCGGTTTCTCCATCACTGAAGAAGCTGTGGAAGATAACTTGTACGACAGCTTGTCTGCCCGCTACACCAAGTCTTTGGCTCGCGCCATGGCTTACACCAAGCAAGTCAAGGCTGCTTCAGTTTTGAACAACGGCTTCAGCGCTAGCTACCCCGGTGGCGACGGCGTTGCTTTGTTCAGCACTGCTCACCCCTTGATCTCTGGTGGCACCAACAGCAACACTCCTTCTACCCAAGTTGACCTGAACGAGACTTCTTTGGAAGCCGCCGTGATCCAGATCGCTGCTTGGACTGATGAACGTGGTCTGTTGATCGCTGCTAAACCCAAGAAATTGGTTGTGCCCCCAGCATTGATGTTCACTGCTAAGCGTTTGTTGGACACCGAACTCCGCGTGTCTACTGCTGACAACGACATCAACGCTATCAAGCAAATGGGTGCAATTCCTGAAGGCTACACCGTCAACCACTTCTTGACCGACAGCAATGCTTGGTTCTTGACTACAGACGTGCCTAACGGTATGAAGCACTTCGTTCGTACTCCCTTGCAGAACAGCATGGACGGTGACTTTGACACCGGCAACGTGCGCTACAAGGCTCGCGAGCGTTACAGCTTCGGTTGGTCTGATCCCCTCGGTATGTGGGGTTCTTCAGGCTCCTAAGCCAACTAAGAAAAGCTCCTTCGGGGGCTTTTCTTTTTTCTAATTTCGTGTATATTCAACACATCCCCGGGGTCCCCGGTGTATCTGACTAGTCCCGGCTAGACGACATGCAGACAGATACGCCTAACTTGCATGTAAGGAAAAGACATGGCACGCACTACATTCCAAGGCCCAGTTCGTTCTTTGGGCGGCATTTACCAACAAGGTCCCGAAGCTGTTGTTGCAATCACAGCTAGCACCACATTGAACCCCGTGTCACACGGCGGTCGTATCCTCACTGTTGGCGGCTCTTTGGCCTCTACTTTGACAATCACTTTGCCTGCGATCAATACCAGCGCAAACCCCTCTTCTTCTGGCCCCGGTCAAGACCCCAACACCCTGAACAACGAAGGTGTTGTGTACACCATCTGGGTGCCCACCACTATCTCTACCAGCTCTTTGAAGATTGGTACAAACGGCACCGACAAGTTTGTTGGCACCATCTTGGGTGTGGACACTGACAGCTCTAACGCTTTGGTTGCCTACACTGCTGGCTCTACCAACGACTTCATCAACTTCAACGGTACTACCACCGGTGGCGTTGCTGGTACTTGGGTCGAGATCGTTGCAATCGCTGCAAACAAATATGTGGTGAACGGTATCGCTTTGGGTTCTGGCACTGTCGCAACTCCATTTGCTGACGCCTAATTAGGAGGTCTTCATGACCATGCAAACCGACGTCCTTAGTGCCACGGCTACGGCTGATGGCACTATGGTAGCGGGCCCAGCCCGTGTTAAAGGTATCCTTCTGACCACAACTACCTCTGCGGGTTCTGTGGTTTTGAAGGACGGCGGTGCTTCTGGCACCACCCTTGTAACGCTCAACACACCTGCTGTGGCGGAAATGTTCAACGCTTTGCTTCCCGGCGAAGGTATTCGTTTCAGAACAAACGTCTATGTGGATGTGACCAACGTTAGCAGCGTAACAGTGTTTTATGGCTGATACCGAGAAGAGCATTAACCTAGCTGGGCGCAAACTCATGGTTTGCGTTCCGGCTTACGACAGCAAGCTGAATATTGATTCAGCCTTTGCGTTGGCCAACCTCGCCGTCAAGGCGGGGAACTTGGGGGTTAAGCTCTACCTCACCCATATCTCTGGGTGCTCACTTATCACGAAGGCCCGCAACGGTTTGGTTGCCGACTTCTTGGAGTCCGATGCGGACTCTATGTTGTTCATCGACGCCGACGTGGTTGTCAACGCTGACGCTATCCTGCGTTTGTTTGCGTTGAGCCTAGATAAAGACATCACCGCTGGCATCTATCCTCGCCGTGGCTCCGACCGTAAGTTCTTTTTGGACTACCACTTGGACGACAAAGGCGCTCTGGAGTTTGATGCCAACGGCCTGTTGCGTATCAGTCGTATTGGTACTGGGTTCATGATGATCCAACGCCATGTGCTTGAGACCATGATCGCCAAGCACCCTGAGTGGGCGTACGATAACAACGTAACCAACCGCACTGAACACGCAATTTTTGATCTTGCTATCGTCAATGGTGAGTACTACGGCGAGGACTATTTGTTCTGCGACCGTGCAGCCGCTGATGGTTTCACAGTTTTCCTTGACCCCTCTATCAGCCTTCCCCACGTTGGCTCCGAGAAGTTCACCCGTGACTTTGAGGCAGATGTGTTGAAGCCGCTGTTGGAGCAACATTGCACCCCGGTGCTGAAAGTTGTAAATGGCTAAGTCACCAGCATGGCAGAGAAAAGAAGGCAAATCCGAGAAGGGCGGCTTGAACGCGAAGGGGCGCGCCTCCTACAACAAAGCCAACCCCGGAAAGCCCGGTTTGAAGCCTCCACAACCGGAGGGCGGAAGCCGTCGCGACTCTTTCTGCGCCAGAATGACTGGGATGAAGAAGAAGTTGACTTCCGCGAAGACTGCGAAAGACCCAAACAGCCGGATTAACAAAAGCCTGAGAGCATGGAATTGTTGAGATGGAAAACGTTTGGAACATCATACTGACGGCTGGCTTGGGTCTTTTGAGCTGGGTGTTGAAGGAAAAATCAGATGAGCTCAACCGAGTCACAATCCTCCTCAACCGTACCCGCGAAGAGATCGCGAAAGAGTACGTCACAAAAACCGAAGTCCACGCCGACATCAACCGCGTCTTGGACCGGCTTGATCGCTTGGATGAGAAACTGGATCGCCTTATGGAGAACAAGCATGCCAGCGGTAAGCAGTAAACAAAAGCGTTTTATGGACGCCGCGGCGCACAACCCAGACTTTGCGAAGCAAGCGGGTGTGCCTCAAAAGGTGGCCAAGGAATATAGCGAAGCTAGCAAAGGTCTGAAGTTTGGCAAAGGTACCCAATCCCGCGCCGATCTACAGAAGGTAAACGAGCCCAAGACACATCAGGGCAAATCTGAACTTTTTTCAAAAGGAGGCCAAGTCATGGCTAAATCATCTGGTAACGGTATCACTAAAGCAAAAATGGGTGCAGTTCGCACCGCAGCTCCTAGCCGTGACGGCTTGGCTGCTAAAGGCAAAACCAAAGGCACTCAAGTCAAAATGGCTGGCAGCAAGCCACTGGGTATGAAAAAGGGCGGCAAGGCCAAGTGCTGAGCTAAATAAAGGAGCCGATCATGGCACGTAAAAAAGACCTAGCTGGTCTCGCCACGCTGGCGGGCATGGCTTATTTGGCGTCTCGCGACAAAGAGGGTGGTGGCCCAGTGCCTTCTACCCCCGCAGCTGCTACTCCTGACACCGGTGGAGACTTCATTGAAGCTGGTTCGGGTGCGGCGTCAGAAGACGCTGACTATGGCAACGAAGGGCGCCGTGAGGGTTATGGTGTTGGAAAGGTAGCACCCAGTGCTACACCTCGTCCTCGTCCAGCCCCCAACGCTGGTATGTCTATGACTCGTATGGACCCTGCTAAGGCAGAAGAAGCACGACGCATGGAGCGCCAGATTGTTGCCCGCGATACCGCTTTGCGTATGCAAGAAGGTGAACGTGCCGTGGCTGCCAACAAGGCTAAACGTCTGCGCCAGAAGGAAGCCGACGAAGGCGCGTCCTTGGGTGGCTACAAAAAAGGCGGTTCCGTCAAAGGCTGGGGTGCCGCGCGCGGCGCTCGCAAGGCAAAAATTTACTAAGGAGCCAACCATGGCAGACGACGCAGAAACAAGACGTGCACGAGAAGAAGCTCGTGAGATGGCCGAGCAAAAGAAGCTTGACCGTGCTTACGAGAAGTCTCGTACAACTCCCTACGCCAAAGGCGGTACTGCTTCAGCTCGCGCTGACGGCTGCTGCTCCAAGGGTAAAACCCGTGGGAAGATGTACTGATGATGGCGAGCCGTGGGATGGGCGCAATCCGCCCCTCCAAGATGCCTGAGAAGAAGGTTATCCACCGCAAGGATAACCCGAACGACGTTGACTACTACGCCGAAGGCGGCAGTGTGAACGAAGCTGGCAACTACACCAAGCCAAGCCTGCGCAAAAAGATCGTTGCCCAAGTGAAAGCCGCTGCTACGCACGGTACAAAAGCTGGTCAATGGTCTGCGCGTAAGGCACAATTGGTGGCCAAGAAGTACAAAGCTGCTGGTGGTGGCTACCGAGACTGACATGAAAGCGCCGCAACAATCGCTTAAAAATTGGGGCGACCAGAAATGGAGGACCAAAAGTGGAAAACCGTCTAGCAAAACAGGTGAAAGATATCTTCCTGAAGCTGCGATCAAAAGCCTCAGCCCTGCTGAATACGCTGCGACAACGCGTGCAAAACGTGCTGGCAAAAAAGCCGGGAAGCAGTTCGTAGCTCAACCTAAGACTATCGCCAAGAAAACATCGAGGTTCAGATAATGGCAATCACATCCGGTACCGCAGCATTTAACCTTGACCTAGCCGAGCTGGTCGAGGAAGCGTTTGAGCGCGCCGGTCGTGAGCTGCGCTCTGGTTATGACCTGCGTACAGCGCGTCGTAGCCTCAACATCATGTTCGCCGACTGGGCTAACCGTGGCATCAACATGTGGACAATCGAACAGGGTCAGATTGATCTTGTTCAGGGGCAGAGCACCTATGCGCTCCCCAACGATACCGTTGACTTGTTGGAGCATGTCATCCGCACACAGGCGGGGCAGCAATCCAACCAAGCCGACCTGACAATTACCCGCATCAGCGTTTCGACCTATGCGACCCTCCCAAACAAACTTCAGCAAGCTCGTCCGATTCAGGTTTGGGTACAGCGCCTTGATGGTCAAACGGCAGCGGCAATCACGACTCTTGCGTCTGGCATTTCGGCTACAGACTCAACTATCTCGTTGACATCCACTCTGGGCATGCCAGCAGCGGGTTTTGTGAAGATTGGTAGTGAGACCATCAACTACACCTCAATTAGCGGTAACGATCTGATTAGCTGCTTCCGTGGGCAAAACGGCACAACCGCCGCTTCTCATTTGGCAGCAGCCCCTGTATCTGTGCAGAGCTTGCCAGCCGTGACCGTGTGGCCCACACCTGATGCAGCCCAGAGCTATCAGTTCGTTTACTGGCGTCTACGCCGCACTCAAGATGCGGGCGGTGGTGTGAACGTGATGGACGTGCCTTTCCGATTCATTCCCTGCATGGCCGCTGGTTTGGCGTACTACATCGCTGGCAAGATTCCCGAGGGCGCCGAACGCCTGATGATGCTCAAGCAGCAGTACGATGAGGCTTGGGAGTTGGCGGCTTATGAAGACCATGAGAAGGCAGCGATTCGCTTCGTGCCACGTCAACAATACATCGGAGGTGCGATGTAATGGCTAACCGGTTTGCTTCCGGTAAGTATGCGATTGCGCAGTGTGATCGTTGTGACGCTCGCTTCAAACTGAAGCAGCTCAAGCGCGAGATCATCAAGACCAAGAACTATGAGCTCTTGGTTTGCCCAAGCTGCTGGGACCCCGACCAACCTCAACTTCAACTGGGTATGTATCCGGTTGATGATCCACAAGGTTTGCGCAACCCACGCCCTGATCGCAGCTACATTACATCTGGTACAACCGGACTTCAGATCATCAACAGCAACAGCACCGACGTTCTCGCTCAAGGTTACCAAGGCGAAGGCAGTCGAGACATTCAGTGGGGGTGGAACCCTGTGGGTGGCGCGAGCTTAGACGATGACGGATTAACGCCGAACTACTTGGCTTTAGTCGTGGAAATTGGTACAGTCACTATTGCAACGACATAAGGAGTCCCCCATGGACAAGAAAGACCTCGCACAAGACAAAAAGACCGCTGCAAAGGCCGTGCATAAGCACGAGAAAGCCATGCACCCCGGTAAGCCTATGACCAAGATGAAGGCCGGTGGTAAGACCAACGCCGACATGCTCAAGTATGGTCGCAACATGGCCAAGGTCATGAACCAGCGTTCTTCTGGTCGCGGAGGCTAATATGGCTACATACAAAACACCAAAGAAGGTCAAGTCTGTTGTAGTGGGCGAAGAGCCCGCGAAGAAAACCATGAAGGACGCAAACGTGTCCGTGGCCAACACACGCAGCCAAGATTACAAACCCACCAAAACTTCGGGCATCAAGATTCGTGGCACAGGCGCTGCGACTAAAGGCTTGTACGCTCGCGGACCCATGGCTTAATAATGACCTACGACGAACTCTACGCTTCGATCCAGTCTTACACGGAAAACCAGTTCCCTGAGACTTATCTTGCTGATGGCAGTGCTGTGTCTACCCAGACGCAGATTGACACCTTCATCAAGCAGGCGGAACAACGCATCTTCAACACGGTGCAGTTTCCATCGTTGCGTAAGAACGTCACCGGTACTACATCCCTCAACAACAAGTACTTGTCCGCGCCCAGCGACTTCTTGGCTGTCTATTCTTTGGCGGTCATTGATGCCACCGGTGCGTATGAGTATTTGTTGAACAAGGACGTGAACTTCATCCGTCAAGCGTATCCACAGCCAACAGATACCGCGATCCCTCGGTACTACGCGCTGTTTGGCCCCACAACTACCAACGATGCAACGCCTGTCATCACTGACGAGTTGTCTTTCATCTTGGGCCCCACACCTGATGCAGCTTACAGTGTTGAGCTGCACTACTATTACTACCCCGAATCAATCGTTGATGCGGCTGACGGTCGTACATGGCTGGGTGACAACTTTGATTCCGTGCTGTTGTACGGCTCGCTGGTTGAGGCTTACACCTTCATGAAGGGCGAACAGGATATGGTGCTGCTGTACAACACCAAGTACAACGAAGCACTTGCGATGGCTAAACGTCTGGGCGATGGTATGGAGCGTCAGGACGCATACCGTTCTGGCCAATATAGACAGGCGGTGACCTGATGGCTATCACTCAAGGCGCAACAAACACATTCAAGCTCGGGTTGCCAAACGGCGACTTCGACTTTGGCACAGACACATTCAAGATTGCGCTGTACACCGGTGCAGCGTCGATTGGTCCAGACACAACTGCGTACACAACCGACGGCGAGACTGTAGCTACGGGTTACACTGCTGGCGGCGAAACGCTTACTGTTACGCAGACACCTACAATCGGTAACCAAACAGGTAACGCCACGGTGTACTTGTCGTTTGCTAACGTTACATGGACTTCAGCTTTAACTGCACGTGGCGCACTGATCTACAAATCGGGTTCTGGTAACCCAACGGTCTGTGTGCTGGATTTCGGCGGCGACAAAACATCAACCACAACTTTCACGGTGCAGTTCCCCGCTGTCACCAACACAGCGGCGATCATTCGCATTTCCTAAGGAGCCAACAAATGTTGACCAACAAAGCTAAAGCCGGTGGCGTTTACAAAGTGGTTTGCCACGACGCCGATGGAAACCTTAAGTGGGAAGAAACAACCCACAACCTCGTGGTGAACACAGGTCTGCAAAACATGAACACTCAGTTCTTCAAAGGCAGCGCGTACACTGCTGCTTGGTACTTGGGTCTGATTACTGGTCCCGGCTCGGGCACCACAATCGCTGCGGGTGACACTTTGGCTACACACGCAGGCTGGACTGAGTTCACCAACTACTCGGGTAACCGCAAGGCCGTGACATTTGGCACAGCTACAACTGCTGACCCGTCAGTGATCGACAACTCTGCTTCGCCTTCTCAGTTCACCATCACTAGCTCTGGCGGCGTGGTGGCTGGCGCGTTCTTGTGTAACGTTGCCACAGGTACATCAGGTATCTTGTTCTCGGCTTCAGATTTCCAATCGCCCGGCGACCGTACAGTTGTGTCTGGTGACACATTGACTGTGACCTACACCTTCAGCTTGGATGCGGCTTAATCATGGCAACGCAATTCAAAAAAGGTGACGTCGTTCAGCTGAAAACCGTGGCCCCACAGGGTCCGGTTCAAGCACTGCGCATGTTGGAAGACGGTACTGTTCAATGCTTGGTTGCATGGACAGACGCTGACGGCAATGCACAAGAACGTTGGTTTGACGAAGATGCTTTGACAGGGGTGTAATTTATGGCGTTCGTACTTGCTGATCGTGTCCGTGAGACCACGACGACTACGGGTACGGGCACCGTCACCCTTGGTGGAGCCGCGACCGGCTTCCAAACCTTCGCTGCGATTGGCAACGGCAACTCGACCTACTACACCATCGCGGGTCAAGGCACGAACGAATGGGAAGTGGGTATTGGTACCTACACTTCCAGCGGCACTACGCTCTCACGCGACACGGTGCTCTCATCGTCCAACAGCGGCTCGCTTGTTAACTTCTCGTCTGGCACAAAGGACGTGTTTGTAACGCAGCCTGCTGGACGCACTGTGTATGTGGGCGCAAGCAACCAAACGATCTACGGCGCAAACAACGCGCAAGGTAACGGCGGCTTGCTTGTGAACGCTGACCTCATCAGCAACAACTACACATTGCCGTCTGGGTTTAACGCACTGTCTGTCGGCCCCGTTTCTGTGGCTAGCGGCGTGACGGTTACTGTTACCAGCGGCCAAAACTGGGTGACCATCTAATGTCTACGATCAGCGCATCAACCACATCAACAACCGCGTTCAAGATCACGACGGACACCACAGGTGCGCTTGTCTTCCAGACAGGTGCTTCGCCAACTACGGCTGTAACGATTGATGCCTCGCAGAATGTGGGTATTGGTACATCAAGCCCTGCAACACCTTTACACATATATGCAAGCACACAAGAGCAGGTTCGTTTGGGGCGCAATTCAACCGCTAGCTCTGCCTATTTAACATTTTTTGCAAACAACGCGTCTTCTGCGCAAGTGCAGTACGCTGGCATCTTGGGCGATGTTGTTTCATCAACTGCGGGTTCTCATGGCGGCGCATTACTGTTCTATACAACAGGCTCGGGCACATCTGCAGAACGCGCCCGTATCAACTCCAACGGTAACTTTGGTATTGGAACAACGTCACCAAACAGAATTGGTTTTGATTCAAATGCTCGCGTACTGACCACTTACGGCCCCCAGCGAGGCTTTCTTGAGCTGGGAAGCGATGCGGCAATCAACAACGACATTCTTGGCGGCCTTTGTTTTGTCTCGTCCACAACAAATAAAGGGTATATCTACTGCCAACTGGACGGCAGTGCGAACGGTAGTTTATCGTTCGGAACCAACAATACAGAACGAATGCGCCTTGACGCTTCTGGCAACCTTGGCCTTGGTGTTACACCTAGTGCTTGGGGCGGGTCGGTATTCAAAGTATTTCAGCTTGGTGGGGGCGGAGGTAACTTATCCGCTGTTAGCGCTGGGGGTGACGAGCAAATTCAACTTGTGTCCAACGCTTACTACGACGGTTCTGCATACAAGTATGTGGTTTCCGCGCATTCAAGCAGATACATTCAAAATAACAGTACCCACATTTGGGATATTGCAGGCTCAGGCACGGCAGGTGGAACAATCACATACACCTCAGCAATGACGCTTGATGCTAGTGGGAATTTGGGTGTTGGCACTACAAGCATTAATGCAAAATTAGTGGTTTATCAAAATAGCGGTGATTCTGTCCCTATGCGTGTCAGATCGCCTAGTAGCACAACAGGTTCAACAATTGGCTACTCTGACGGCAACAGCACCAATGATTATGCAGTTCGTGCGGGAGCAATTGGGACTTCGTTTGGAATGTGGACTGCTGACACAGAACGCGCCCGTATCGACTCCAGCGGTAACGTGCTGGTGAACATGACATCTGCGCCTATTAACTCTTCAAGGGGGCTGTATGTTGGCGGTTTGATTTCTCCTACCAGTAACTTCTCGCCTTCTTCAAATATTGGTGGCCAAATTGCTTTTGCTGGCGCGCAAGGGTCCCCAGTGTGCGGTCGTGTGTATATGGGTGACAACACTGGATGGCAGTGGGAGTGGGGTCCTTACGGCGGTAGTGGCTGGGTTCGTCGTTTTTACTTTACAGACCAAGGCGCAGCTTACAGCACCACGGGCACATGGGGTACGATTTCTGATGCGACCCTGAAAGAAAACATTACTGACGCAACCCCCAAGTTGGCTGAGTTGATGCAACTGCGCGTGCGCAACTTCAACTTTATTTCAGAGCCCGGCGTCAAGCAGCTTGGTTTTGTTGCGCAAGAAGTCGAACAGATTTTCCCTCGTTTGGTTGACACCACACGCCCAGACGAAAATGGCAACTCAACCAAAGCAGTCAAAACAACCGTGTTGATACCAATGCTCGTCAAAGCCATACAAGAACTCAACGAACGCCTTGAAGCACTGGAGGCTAAATAATGCCCGCAATCATTCTTTCTGACAACGGCGCGACCAGCGGCTCGGCTGGGCTGAAGACGTCCGGCGGCAATGACGGCGTATTGCAGTTGCAAACGACAACGTCGGGGGGAACTCCGACCACGGCCATTAGCATTTCAAACACACAGGTCGTCACATACACCAACCAGCCAACATACACAGGCGGCACAGCCAACGGCGTCTTATATTTGAACGGCAGCAAAGCCGTAACAAGCGGCACAGCGTTGGTATTTGATGGTACGAACTTGGGTATTGGTATTGCAAGCCCAACGCAGAAATTGGAAGTTGCGGGTACGAGTTCTGCTACAGCCATTCGTGTTTCTACAACCGGTGGCGCAGCTGCATTTTATGAAGCAAGCGCACAAACCGGGACTGTGGTGTCTCGTTTGCAGTCAAATGTAAACGCCGCTTTTGTTGGGACGCTTACAAACCAACCATTCTTTTTTCAGGTTAACGGGTCTGAGGTTGCCCGTTTTGATAATAGCGGCAACTTTGGCCTTGGTGTTACGCCTAGTGCATCAAACGGCGGGTGGATTGAGCTAGCTAACGGCAAGGGAATTGTTTCGCAGTGGTCGATGAACGTGGGTTCAAACTGGTACTACAACGGCACAAACAACATCTACAAAAATACAGGCGCTGCTTCGTACTACAACCAAAACGCGGGGCAACACATTTGGTACAACGCCCCATCTGGCACAGCAGGTAACGCCATCACCTTCACACAAGCAATGACGCTTACAGCGTCTGGGAGGCTTGGTATTGGGCAAACAAACCCGGGGGAAACATTGCATGTCAGTGGCTCTATCCGTGCGGATAACGGGTCTGGTACGGTTACCTCTTTGATTACTACCGGTGGCGGCAGTAACTTCCAAGTTGTTCACACATCTGGCGATAGCGTTTTATCGTTGCTGAATTCTGCAACCGCCTACGGCGGGTTCAAGCTGGTTGGAAGCACCGGCTCCGGCATGACGCTAACTGGCGCCGAGGGAATTTTGTCCGCAGGTAACGTGCCCGCGTATCAAACGCTTGGTTACTTCCGATTTAATCTGACAAAAACAGAAGGCACTCAAATCTTCTGCGTGTCATCCTACCCAACGGTAAACGAAGATTCGATGAATCTTTATTCCGTTACTGGCGGGACGGCAAGCAGCGCTGCTACCGCAGTTCGTTTTGCAAAGAACTCGTCCACAAACCGATCAATCAACGCCGCAGGTACAGTCAACCAGAACGGTGCTGACTACGCAGAATACATGACCAAGGCAGGTAATTTCGTTATCGCCAAGGGTGATGTGTGCGGTATCGACAGCGAAGGTAAAGTAACAAACGTATTTGCTGATGCTATTTCGTTTGTTGTTAAATCGACAGACCCCGGCTTGGTTGGTGGAGACACATGGTTTACCGAAAAGCAGCCCGTCGATGAAGAAATGAAAGACATCGTCGAAGGCCCTGAGTACGACGCATGGAAAGAGCGGCTTGAAGCAGCTCGTGCTTTGGTTGACCGTATTGCTTTCTGTGGACAAGTGCCAGTCAATGTCACAGGTGCAACGCCCGGTCAATACATCGTACCCGTGGACGACAACGGCGCAATCAAGGGCGTAGCCGTAAGCAATCCAACGTTTGAACAGTATCAACAAGCTGTGGGCAAAGTCATTGCAATTGAGCAAGACGGTCGCGCACGCATCATCGTAAAGGTAGCCTAAACCATGACCGTCACCATCAACGGCACCACAGGTTACACCGGCCCCATCGGGGCTATTGGTGATTTATCGACCACAGGAAACACAACGCTGGGCGACGCGTCAGGCGATACGCTGACCATCAACGGCAGCACAACAACATTCACCCAAGGCACAGCCAACGGGGTTGCTTATTTGAACGGCAGCAAGGTGCTGACCACAGGTTCGGCCTTAACCTTTGACGGCACTACTTTTGCCACGACTGCTGTTGCATCCTTCGCGGCGGGTTCTGCTTCAGCGCCAGCGCTTACAAGAACAGGGGACACCAACACAGGTATCTTCTTCCCTGCTGCTGACACTATTGCCTTTGCTGAAGGCGGTGTTGAGGCTGCAAGGTTTGATAGCGCGGGTAATTTGGGTATTGGTACTACCTCCCCCGCTGCGCGTCTAAATGTTGTTGACACGCAATACGCCCTTAACGCTGGTGGTGCGGCTGCATTCATCCGTCAATCAAGTGCGGCAGGTAATAACGGTATTGTTGTTGACGTTACGAGCACCCCCGGCGCTTATATCCAAGATTGGCGTATTGCAAACAGCAGTGTTGTTCGTATTGATGCTAGTGGGAATTTGTTACAAGGGACTACTGGTGTTACAGGCGGTTTGAACGGCAAAGTATTTAACTTGTTTGATACTGGAACTGTTCGCAGCATTGTTCAATCAACAGGCACATACGCTGTTTACAACATTGGTTCTGGTGGCACAAGCACAACGCCTACAACCGCAGGATATTTATTAACTGACAGTAGCGCCAACACGCTTACTTTGGCATCTAGCACAAGCACTCCTTTGGTGTTTGGAACAGGCGGTTCAGAACGTGCCCGTATTACCTCTGGTGGAGCGTTCGTTGTTGGCGGGACTTCAGTTGTCAACTCCGCCGTGATTACCGCCACAAAGTCTGGCTCGTCTATGGGCATATCCTCGTATTCGGGGTCCAACAACAATACGATTAACACTGTTGCCACTAGTTCTGGATCAGGCGGTGGGCTTGTTGTTGTAAGTGGTGTGAGCTTTGGGTCTGGGCAATCATTTTCTCGACTTTATCTTGCAGGCGTCAAAGTTCCGGGCGGCGCTACATCGGTTTTTTCATCAGCCATAGCATCGGTGGGTGAGGCGGGAGTTTCGTTTTCATTTACAGAATCTGGCGGGTTTGTTACCTGCACCGCCTCGGGCCTGCCCACCGGAGCATGGACCGTAATGTTCCTCAATTGTTAAACCAAAACCCATAAAGGAAACAAAATGTCAGCAACAATCACTTGGGTCATCGAATGGATGAACGCATACCCCCAGTACGACGGTCAGACCGACGTTGTTATTTCAGCCGGTTGGCGATGCAACGGCGAGCAAGTTGAGGGCGACAACACCTACAACGGTAGCGTGTATAGCTCTGCTTCATTTACACTTGACCCCGAACAGCCGTTTACCCCTTACGCAGACTTGACACAAGAGCAGGTTCTGGGATGGGTGTGGGCGTCAGGTGTAGACCAAGCTGCTACTGAGGCCGCTGTTCAGCAGCAAATCGACAATCAAATCAATCCGCCCATCGTGCAGCCACCGCTGCCTTGGGTGACACCACAGGAGTAAACATGAAAGAAATCACACTGCCTATCGACTTGGCCAACGCTGTCTTGGGCTACCTCGGCAAACAGCCATACGATCAAGTGTTCCAACTGATTCAGGGTATGCAGCAGGCTGCGCAACAACAGCAACAAGCACAGCCCACAGACGTTATCACTGAGTAATGTTTGGCATATCAGCTTACGCCCAGTCCCCCTACGCTAGTCTAGGGGGATCGTCTTTTGTATCGGCTATTGCCGAGGGCGTAACTGCGTCTGATGTCGCCTCTGCGCAGGCGGCGTTTCTTTCCTCCATCGCTGAAATAGCCACCGGCAACGATCTGGTCTACCCCAACGTAGCCTTCGTCAGCCAAATCTTTGAGAGCATTACTGGTGCAGACAGCGTTTCAACGCTGACCAACTTCTCAACAGCCATCAGCGAATTAGCCACCGGTGCCGACACGGTTGCCACGGCGCAAACATTCGCTACCCAGATTTCTGAAACAGCTCAAGTCTACGAAGCGGCATACGCTGGCGTGGCGTTTATTGGCCAAATTTCCGAGCTGGCTACAGGCACAGACCTGTACACCCCCGCAGGCGCATACTTTGTCACAGTGCCCGAGACATCCACAGCCGCAGACTTCGTGTACCCTACTGTTAACTTTGTGGGGCAGATCGCCGAGTCCATCACAGGCACAGACACCACGGCCACATCCGCCAACTTTGCCGTCTCAGTTTCTGAGGTTGCCGCAGCCCTTGATACGCTCGTTGCGCAAGCTGCTTTTCTTGCCTCGGTATCTGAATCAGGCGTTGGTGCAGACACCATCCTTGGCGCGTTCCTGTGGAACATTATCAATGACAGCCAGACTGCAAACTGGCAAAATATCAATGACGCCCAGACCCCCGGCTGGCAGACCATCAACGACGCCCAGAGCACGAACTGGAACGTCATCAAGACTCAAACTTAAGGACGCAAAATGCCTAGTTCCTACAACAACGCCCTACGCTTAGAGATGATCGGCACCGGTGAACAAGCCGGTATTTGGGGCGAGACGACCAACAACAACCTTGGTACTCTGCTCGTAGACGCAGTAGCGGGCTACACCTCAGTTTCAATCACAAGCTCAAGCCAAGCGCTGACGGCTATTGATGGTTTGGAAGATCAGTCACGCAACGCCATGATTGCGTTAACCACGGTGACTTCTGCCAACTTCTCGGTGTTCATCCCCGCGTCGTCTAAGTCGTACATCTTTTACAACGCCACTTCTTATGTGGCGACAATTTACAACTCGACCGTTACTGGAAACACAACTGCTGCGGGTACCGGCGTAGCCATCCCTGCGGGCAAAGTCATGGCAGTGTGGAGCGAAGGCACAAACGTCGCCCAGCAAAACACACATCTAAATTCGCCATCGTTCACAACTCCTGCGCTGGGTACTCCCGCTTCCGGCACTTTGACCAATGCTACCGGCTTGCCAATTTCCACGGGTGTGTCTGGTTTGGGCGCTAACGTGGCTACATTCTTGGCTACACCATCAAGCGCTAACTTGGCCGCCGCGCTGACCGACGAAACCGGCACGGGCGCAAACGTGTTTGCCAACAGCCCCACATTGGTGACTCCCGCTTTGGGCACGCCCTCTTCGGTCACATTAACAAACGCTACTGGCTTGCCTATTGACGGCGGCACTACTGGAACTTTGCCTGTTCTTCGCGGTGGCACGGGCGTAACGACTTCTACTGGTTCAGGCAGCAATGTGCTGTCTAATAGCCCTACCTTGGTTACACCTGCTTTGGGCACACCGTCGTCGGGCAACTTGGCCAACTGCACATTCCCGACCTTGAACCAGAACACAAGCGGTAACGCTGCTACAGCCACTGCGCCACAGTCCGGCGGTTCGTTCATTACAACGAGTAACATTGGCAGTCAATCGGTTAACTACGCAAACTATTCGGGCTATACAACAGGCAATGCTGCCACCGCCACCAACGTGGCGTGGAGTGGTGTAACAAGCAAACCAACGCTTTTGTACCGCAACTATTCTGGTTCGGTGACTGGTTCAATCAACAGCTCTTCTGCCGCAGCAACCGATACCATCGTCATTACAACAGGCGGCACTCTGGGCGTTCCAGAGGTTGCTTTTGACTACTGGGTTTGGTGGGGTTCATCATCGGTGCCCGGTGAGTTCTACATTACTTCTTGCCGAAGAAGAATCACCGCCATTTCTGGCGGTACAAACCAAACCGTCGTGGATGTCTACCATATTGCAAACGGTGGCCCGCACGCACTCACAGCCTATATTTGGCAAGGAGGTTAAACATGAACGTAGCTAAAGTAATCAACGGTATTGTGTGGGACCACGGTGTTGGTACAGAAGCCGACATTGTTTACGCCGACCATGATGGCGTGTCGATTGTGCCAATGCCTGATTGGGCGTTGCAACTGCGCACGAGAAACCTTGAGGCCGGTGAAGCCCGTCAAATCCTGAAATGGAACTACGAAACCCGTCAGTTCCAAATGCTTGATCTGGGTTCGTTCGTCGCATGAAGCCGCAAGCTACCCTGCAAGGGCCGGAGGTTCAAATCTCCTGCTTGTCAAACGTTTATGTGCGCCGCATGTTCTTCCCACAGGCGGGTATCGTCGAGGTTGGCCACCGCCACCCTTACTCCCACGCTAGCCTCTTGGCCACAGGTTCGATCACAGTTCAGCTGTACGACGACAACACAAAAGAGCTGTTGGAGCCAGTGACATACAAAGCGCCAGCCATGGTGATGATCGAGAAGGATGTTGCGCACCAGATCACTTCGTTGGAAGACGGCACGGTTGTTTGTTGTATTCACGCACTGCGTGATGAGACCGAGACCATCATCGACCCCGAGATGATCCCTGTGCCGCTGCCTTTGCGAAACACGATTGAGACGGTGTATGCCCAGACAGGAAAGAACCTGATGCCACCTGCTGCACCATTCGACGACTTGACACCAAATCGTGTGCCAAGGATGTTTGACGCTCGACAAGCCTTTTAAGATGTGGACCCTTTCAGCCTTCTCATGGCGGCTCAGGCGACCGTTGCGGCGATACGCAGCGGGTGTGAGATGTTGTCTCAAGGTAAGGCTGAAATTACAAAGACGAAAGCGGCAATTGAAAAGGCTGTCGGGGACGGGAAAGCTATATATGCCGAAATCGTCGGTCTTTGGAGCTGGATTTCCAGCTTATTCGGTGGTTCAAAGAAAAGCAACGCGCCTGCGTCTACGGTCCAAACAAGTATTGCGAAACCTTCCAGCCGAGCCGTTAACTACAAACCAAAGCCTGTTGAGCAACTGAGTTACGAGGAATACCAAACCCAAGCCATCCACCAGATTTGCGAACAGCTCAAGACCTTCTTCGAGATACGCAGGCAGTTGCAAGAATACTGTCACGAGCTTGAAGAAGAATCGAAAACCACAACCGACATTGAAGGTGCCGCGCTAGACAGGATACAGATCGAAATGCAGCTTGAACAGATGACAGTTCAGATTCGAGAGACCATGATTTACACGCCCAAGGACATTGGGTTGCAGTCGATCTACACACGGTTCTTGAAGATGTACGACCAGATTCTGGAAGAGCGCGAGTTTGACAGAGCATTGAAGCGCAAACAGGAAATCGACGCAAGATGGCAACGCGAGTACCGCAACAATCTTCTCAAGGCAAAGCTGGGGTACGCAGTGGTAATGGCAATGGCCGTGCTGTGGATGACGGGACTGTTTTCTCTTCTATGAAGGAGTTCTACTGGTGGGTTGCAATTGTTACGTTGCTGATCTTTTTGAACTTTGCCACATGGATGGGGCTTGTGTACATGGACAAGAAGCTAAAGCACACAGAGGCAATCTGCCTCCGGGCGGAAGAAAAAGAAAAGAAGCAAAAACTTTTTAAGGACGAATAAATGTTACCAATCGTTGCAGGCATCGTAGCCAACCTCATCAACAACGGGATGCACAAGGTCGCCGACCAAGTCATCGAAAAAGGCGTGGACGCCGTGCAGGAGAAGCTGGGCATCGAGCTCAAGCCAGAAGGTGAAGCCACACCCGAGTACAACGCCAAGCTGCAAGAGGAAGCCAACCGCCACGCGGAGTTCATGGCTGAGCTGGATGAGAAGTCTGCGCAGCGTGCCACTGATATGCAGATGGCAGCAATGATGTCGTCCGACCAATTTGTGCGTCGCTTCCTGTACTACTACGCTTGGTTCTGGGGCATCTTTGCCTGTTCGTACTTCTTTGCCGTGTCATTCCTAGAGGTGCAGAACCGCAACCGTGACTTCGTCAACATCATCTTGGGCTTCTTGATTGGTACGACTATCCCAGCGATCATCGCGTTCTTCTACGGTCAGGCTAACAAAGCGCGTGAAGACACCATGAAGCAGATGAAAGAATTGAAAGGTGACAAATGACACCTGAACTCGCCGACTTGCAAGCAGCCAAGATTAAAGACCCAGCCAAGTGGCTGGAGGCAGTGCGCGTCACCTGCCGAGAGTTTGAGATCAACACACCCCAGCGCATCGCTGGGTTCTTGGCGCAGACTAGCCACGAGTCTGGCGGCTACACCATGCTGTCAGAAAATTTGAACTACCGCGCCGCTACGCTGGCTGCATGCTGGCCCAACCGCTTTGCGGTGCTCGGCCCCGACAAGAAACCCGTCAAGGATGAGAAGGGGAAACTGACTCCCACCGCTGTGGCTAACAGCATAGCCGGTAAGCCGGAGCTCATCGCGAATTTGGTTTACAGCGGTCGTATGGGCAACGGCCCCGCCGAATCTGGTGAAGGGTGGCTGTACCGCGGCAGAGGTCTGAAACAGTTGACGGGCAAATTTAATTATGAAAAATGCGGGCAAGCTTTGGGCATTGATCTTGTTGGTAATCCTGATTTGCTTCTTGAGCCTATGGCTGCTGCTCGCTCGGCTGGCTGGTTCTGGAAAGCAAACAACTTGTCTGCGTTCGCCGACGTCGGTGACATCAAAGGTATGACCAAAAAGATCAACGGCGGTTTGATTGGGTACGAGCAACGCCAAGCGTTGTACGATGCGTGCTATGGACAGTGCCGCGCCTAAGTAGGAAAATACAGCCATGCCGTTACAAAAACTTCAATTCCGCCCCGGTGTCAACCGCGAAGGTACAACTCTAGCCAACGAGGGGGGCTGGTTCGAGTGCGACAAGATTCGCTTTCGTTCGGGCTTTCCCGAGAAGTTAGGCGGCTGGATTCTTGATACTGGCACATATTACCCAACTGCCCCTATAGGCACACTCGTGGCAAGCGGCACAGAAATATCGGCGACTCCCCCAGCTGGCGCATATTGGGGCGTGTGTCGTTCGATGTGGAATTGGTATTCGTTGGCTGGCAACAACTATTTGGGCATGGGCACGAACTTGAAGTTCTACATCCAAAACGGCCCTAACGGTTATTTTTATGATGTCACACCTATTCGGGATACAAACACAACTTCGGCTGGCACTGCGTTTACAACGGTCAATACTTCCACCACCGTGACTGTCAACGACCCCGGGCACGGTGCGCAGACTGGTGACTTTGTGATGATCTCTGGTGTGGGCGGCGCTGTTAACGGCATTCCCGCTTCCGCGCTCAATCGCGAATTCCAGATAACATACCTGAACGGTAACCAATACAACATCACCGTTAGCGCCCCCGCTACATCGACTGCCACTGCGGGCACTGCCACTTTGACCTATCAAATTACATCAGGTTCGGCTACATATACTGTGGCTACTGGTTGGGGCGCTGGTACTTGGGGCGGCACTACAGCGGGTTCTATCACAACCACTTTGAATGGTTCGATCAACTCTAGCGCCACCTCTATCACATTGACATCCGCAGCATCCTTTACTGCGTCTGGCACGATTGTTATTGATACCGAGTCCATCACATATTCCGGCAAATCAACAAACACACTGACTGGCTGCGTGCGCGGTGCAAACGGTACGACTGCCGCAGCTCACACTTCCGGCGCTACCGTCACTCAAGTCGCTTCTTCTTGGACCGGCTGGGGTCAGGCTGCTGCGACGGGCGTGGGTATTCAACTACGTATTTGGAGCCAATCAAACTACGGTGAGGACTTGATCTTCAACCCCCGTGGCGGCGCGCTGTATTACTGGTCGGTGAACGCTAACCCCAACGTATTTGATCGTGGTGTGGTTATGCAAGCGGGCACAACTGTTAATGGCGCACTCATGGATAGCACATCGCCATCAGTTGCTAACTTAGTCATGGTGTCTGACTCATCGCGTTTTGTGATTTGTTTTGGTACCAATGACCCATCGGGCGTTTTGTTTTCAGCAACCCAAGACCCACTGCTTATTCGTTGGTCGCAACAAGAAGAGTTCTACACATGGACACCTTCAGCAACGAACCAAGCAGGTGATTACCGACTGAGCCGTGGTTCCGAGATTGTTGCCGCACAGCAAACCCGTCAGGAAATCTTGGTGTGGACTGATGCCGCTTTGTATTCTATGCAGTACCTCGGCCCCCCATACGTTTGGGGCTTCCAGATCATGGGCGACAACCTGTCTATTGCTGGGCCAAACGTGGTGTCTGTGGCGAACAACGTGACCTACTGGATGGGCACCGACAAGTTCTATATGTATTCAGGTCGTGTGGAAACACTGCCATGCACCTTGCGTCAGTATGTCTTCCAAGACATCAACATGCTTCAGTCGTATCAATTCTTCTCTAGCACCAACGAAGGCTACAACGAGATTTGGTGGTTCTACTGCTCGGCCAACAGCAACACAATCGACAAGTACGTGGTGTTCAACCACCTTGAACGCACTTGGTATTACGGCACGATGGCGCGCACTGCTTGGCTTGACAGCCCCCTGCGTACTGTCCCCATGGCTGCCGGTTACAACGGCCAATTGATTTACCACGAGACAGGCAACGACGATGGCACCACAACACCCGTTTCGCCGATTGAAGCGTATTGCCAATCTTCTGACTTTGATATTGGTGACGGACACAACTTCGGTATTGTGTGGCGCATTATTCCTGATGTGACCTTTGACGGGTCAGATACCGCAAGTCCGTCATTAGACTTCACTGTTCGTCCACGCCAAAACCCCGGCACAAACTACGGTAGTTCTGACAGCCCGACGATCACCAGCGGTAATAACTACTCAGGCCAACGCACATACAACGTGCAGCAGTTCACAGAGTACGCCTATGTGCGTATCCGTGGTCGTCAGATGGCATTCAAAATTAGTTCCAATGACCTTGGTGTTGCTTGGCAGCTCGGTACGCCGCGCCTTGATGTGCGCCCAGATGGACGACGCTAATGGCAACGAACCAACGCAATCAGCTACAAACAGTGGCCCCGCCGCGCTTACCTGCGGCACCGGTGGAGTACAGCCAACGATATGGCGATGACCTCACCAACGTGCTTCGTTTGTTCTTTAACCAGCTCAGTAACGGGTTGGCATCGGTGCTTGCGCCAGAAGGCGGTAAGTACATTAACAACGTGTACGCAGCCATCCAACGCACGACTGACAAGACCTTTACAGCAAACACGGCCACGCAGATTACGTTTGACCAGAATGATTACATCAACGGCGCTACCAACGACGGCACCGACGGCATAAGAGTAAATCAAGCGGGCATTTACAACTACCAATTTAGCGTGCAGTGGAAAAACACTGATTCTCAAGAACACGATGCTTGGATTTGGTTGCGTGTGAATAATGTCGATGCCACCGGCACTGCAAGCCAATTTTCCGTAATTGCAAGGCACGGTTCTGTTGATGGCGCCGTTATTGCTGCGGCCAACTTCTTTGTGGAGTTACAAGCTGGAGATACTGTCGAGATGTGGTCTGCGGTAAGCAATACTAACGTCAGAATGGACGCTGCCGCTGCACAGACTTCACCCTTCCCCATGCCTGCAATTCCGTCGGTCGTGGCCACCCTAACATTTGTGTCTTCTATCTTGACATGATAGACTCTGTAAACCCCCAATTCGCGAGGCTTTAATGGGCTTTTTATCTTCACTGCTCCCAACAATCGCTGGTGCTGGCCTTATGGCCGCGTCGGGCGGCACCATTAACCCAATGACCGCTGGTTTGATTGTGGGCGGTCTTCAAACTGCGCGTACTGGCGACCTTAATAAAGGTTTGATGGCCGGTCTGGGTGCTTATGGCGGTGCAGGTATTGGGCAAGGTTTGGCAGCTTCCGCAGCTACTACCGTTCCAGAAGGCGCGCAGATGGCCGCCGCTGCGGGTGACCCAACTGCTGGTATCAACGCAATGGGTGGGATGGACAAAATGACAGCCGGAGCTCAGGGGTTGGGTTCACAAGCTGGACGTGATGCCTTCATGGCTAGAGTTGGTGGTGGTTCTGGTTTACTCAAAACTGGACTTGCAGCTACGGCACCAATGATGATGCCTACAACTGAACAACCTCAAATGCCTGTCGGTGACAGCACAATGCCCCAGCGTTTGAAATACAACCAAGGCACCGCAACACCTTTACCCGCGCCAGATGTTCCCGGTTATGACAATTTGGGTCAAGACTTTGGCCGCCAACAACGCTACTTCCCCGGTGCCGGGTATCAACAAATTACCCCCGAAGAAGCTAAGTCGATCCGTGGCTATGCCGCAGGTGGCTATATGAGCGGCGGCCCAGTTGAAGCCATGTCTCAAGCTAACGCCGTGGGTCAGAACACCGGATACCCACAAGCCGACATTACTGGCCATGCCTATGCAACACCATGGCAAACACCCGTGAGTCAAAACGTAGTGTCAGGCACTGCCGATACCGGCGTGAACCGCATGACTGGCCAGATGCTGGCCGAAGGAGGCGCAGTTGAGCCGACCCCCGACTTCCAAGAACCGTACACCGCTATGGCGCGAGGTGGACTCTCTGACTTGGGTTCTTATTCTGATGGTGGCCGACTGCTTCGTGGGCCCGGTGATGGTGTATCTGACTCTATCCCTGCTGTGATCGGCAAAAAGAAACCTGCGCGTTTAGCTGACGGGGAGTTTGTGGTACCTGCACGTATCGTTTCTGAACTCGGTAATGGGTCTACTGAAGCAGGTGCACGTAAGTTGTACGCCATGCTTGACCGTGTGCAGTCTGCACGCAAGAAGTCAATCGGTAAAGGCAAAGTGGCTAAAGACAGCCGCGCCGACAAACTCTTGCCAGCGTAAAGATGCCTCTGTACCACATCCAGCCCCGAGAGCTCCCACAGGTGTGGCCCGGCGTCGCACCCATGCTCCAGAAAGCGATTGATATTGACCCCTCAGCCGTGACCATCGAGCAGGTTGAGTATGCGGTGAGAACAGGCCAATCACACCTCTTGGTGTGGGACGAACCCGGTGCAGGTGTGACCGGTGCAGTGACAGTTGAGTTTATTGACTACCCCCGTGCGCGTGTAGCGCATGTGAATTTGATGGGTGGTAAAGGCATCGTGAGGGACCACGTGTTTGCCGAGGCTATGAATTGGATGCGCGCGCACGGGGCCACGAAAGCTCAGTGCTGGTGTAAAGATAACTTGGTGCCCATGTACGAGAAGATGGGCATGACAAACACCCATAAGGTGATGAGGATCGAGCTATGAATATTTTGGATTTAAAGCGTAAGTTGTTGCCCTTGAGCAACTACATGGCTGACGGCGGTGGTAGCTCCAGCAGTGGCGGCGGTACGCAAATTCAAGAGCTCCCAGAGTGGGCGCGTCCTTACGCCAAATCAACCTTAGAGAAAGGCGCGGCTCTTTCTGAAAGAGGGTACCAAGCCTACGATCAACCTCGTATCGCTGGGTTTAGCCCAATGCAGTTGCAAGCGCAACAAGCCGCTGCGGGCATGGCCCCATCGGCTGCCACCGGTGCAGGTATCGACGTAGCCGCAGAAGCCGCAATGCGTGGGCTCGGCACTAACTACCAAGCTGGTCAATTTCAAAACCAATTCCAAGCCCCTGACCAGTACCAAGCAGGTCGCTTTGGTGCGCGTTCTATCCGTGCTCCTCAGTTGCAGCAGTTTCAGATGGGCCCCGCCGAGCGCGTTAGCACAGAGAGTTTTGTGCAGCCGGGTACAGCCGAAGGTTACATGTCACCCTACATGCAGAATGTGGTGGACATTCAACAGCGTGAGGCTCGTCGCGCATCTGATATTGCTCGTCAAGGTCAACAAGCCCAAGCCGTCGGCGCAGGTGCGTTCGGTGGTTCTCGTCAAGGTTTGATTGAAGCTGAGCGTCAGCGTAACTTGGCTACACAACTTGGTGACATTCAAGCTACTGGTCAGCAAGCCGCGTTCAACGCCGCACAACAACAATTCAATGCCGAGCAAGCTCGCAACCTCGCTGCACAACAAGCCAATCAAGGCGCCGGACTTACCGTGGGCCAACAAAACTTGGCTGCGTTGCTGGGTGTTCAGAACCTCGGTGCACAACAAGGCTTGCAAGCACAACAGCTCAACCAAGCAGCACAACTGCAAGCTCAACAACTGGGTGAACAGTCACGTCAATTCGGCTACGGCAAAGGGTTGGAGGCTGCTGGCCTCGGTGCTCAATATGGCCAAGCTGCACAGCAGCTCGGTGAGCAGTCACGCCAATACGGTGCAGGTCTCGGATTGCAAGGTCTTCAGGCTGCTCTGCAAGGTGCAGGGCAACTTGGTTCTCTGGGCGGTCAGCAGTTCCAGCAAGGCATGGACATCAACAAGTTGCAATCGGCTTACGGTGGTCAGCAGCAGGCACTGCGTCAGCAAGGTCTGTCTCAGGCTTACGAAGACTTCCAGAACGAGCAGAACTACCCATACAAGCAGTTGGGCTTCATGTCCGACTTGATTCGTGGCCTGCCTCTGGGTCAGCAAACAACTCGTTCCATGTACGAGCCAACCCCCGGTATGGCGCAACAGATCGGCTCTATCGGTTTGGGTGCTTACGGTCTGAGCAAGTTCATGGCCGAGGGTGGCATGGCCTACGCCGACGGCGGTTCTGTGGACTCTCCCGACAACGTGGGGCGCATCGTAAGCAAACTGTCAGATCAGCAGCTCCAACAAGCAGCGCAGGCTGCACAAGCCCGTGGTGATATGGACCAACTTGAAGCCATCCAAAGCGAGATGGGTATGCGCGCTTCTGAGCGCCGCGGTTTGGCTTCCGGTATCACACCGCAAGTTGCCGACCGTATGGCCGGTGGTGGCGTGGTTGCGTTCGCCAAAGGCGGTGTAAATGATTACATGGATACGCTGAGCGAGCTAGGCAAGAAGGACATTTCTCAGACGCCCGAGCAAATTGAAGCTGGGATCAGTGCAGCGATGCCCGCTATTGAAGCGAGATACGGAAAAAGTGCGTTGACTCCCTACATGGAGGACGTCAAAAAAGAACGCGCTGGTTTGAGCAAAATGTCTGATGAAGGCGTCGGCCTTGGCGCACTTGCTGCGTCTCAAGCTTTGCTGCGTCCCGGTAGTACTTCTCGTGCTATTGCTGGCGCCATGGGTGCGTTCGGCCAAGAAGTTGTGAAGATGAAGAAGGAACAGCGCGAAGCCGACCGCCTCTTGCGTCAGTCCGAAATCACTTTGGCTACCGCAGAACAAGCGCGTGCAGACGGTCTCAAAGGCAAAGCCGAGTCCCTGTACGACAAGTCAAGAGCGCAGGAGAAAGAAGCCCTCGACCGTCGAATTGGCATCGCCGAGAAGCAAGCTACCATCCAAGCAGGTATCGAGAACTCCAAGCGTCAGGCAGCGGCTTCTATGGCCAGCGTTACAAAACCCACCGACTTGGACAAGCAGGCCCAAGCTCTGTACGAAGCAAAAGTGGCGAAAGACCCATCTATCGCTACCGACCCCGTCAAGAGAGCGGAAACCATGGCTACGGCTCGTGCTACTGCCGCCGACCAGCTCGGTCGTTACCCCGGTTCTGTTCGTGCTGAAGATGCTGCCGCTCTTGCCGGAGTTAAGGCTGAGAGTGCGGAATTGAAAGAAGCTTTGAGCGTTAACCGTCCATACCTCAAGGCAATGCAAAACAACGACTTTGAAACCGCTGCACGCATCCGTGAGCAAGTGGCTGCCGTTGTTGCAAGCAAGAAAGCGCAGGGTGGCGGTAAACCTACTGAAACCCCTACCCAACAAACACCTGCTGCGCCTACAATTAAACCCGGGCAAATCATGCAAGGCTATCGCTTCAAAGGCGGCAACCCCGCAGATCAAGCGAACTGGGAAAAGGTGTAACAGATGGCGACAGGACCTTGGGATTCATTCAAAACACAACAGGCTGAAACGAGTGAACCCCAAGAACAGGGTCCTTGGGCACAATTTGCGGAACAAAAACCCGTAGAGTCTGGCCCTTGGGCACAGTTCGCTAAGCCTGAAGAAAAGCCGGAAGATCAGTCGTTCTTGCGGCAAGTTGCCGACGTCCCCTTGAAAGCCGTATCCGGTGTGGCCACCGGTGTGCGCATGATCGCTGACGCCTTCGGCGCGGGTAGTGACGTGTCCAACTCCATCAAGGGGGTCGAGGACTACATCGGGGCTTTGTATAGCGCCCAGTCCAAGAAGGACTCCCAAGAGATCGCCCGCATCATGAAGGAAGCGGAGGATAAGGGTGTTGCCGACCAAGTCACGGCAGCCGTGAAAGCGTTCTCTGTTGCTCCTATCGACACAGTCGTAAACGCGCTGGGTACTTCAGCTCCTGCAATCGTTGCCGGGCTTGGTGCTTCCGTGCTCGGTGCTGGCGCACTCGCTGCTACCGCAGTTGGCGCAGGTGTTGGTGCCACCATGGGTGCAGGTACCGTCAAGGGTTCTATCTATGACGCCGTCAAGGATGCGCTTGGTAAGACAGACATGTCGCCAGAACAGATCGAAGCCCGCGCACAGGTGGCGCAGGAGTACGGCGGCAAGAACTTAGACATGATTCTGGGCGGTGCCGCCCTCGGCACAATCGGCGCGACTACAGGTTTCGAGCCTGCCGCTGCACGTCAGTTGGCCAAGAGCATTGTTACGAAAGCAGCTACCAAAGAAGCCGCTGAGCAAGCCGCGCAGGAGACCGCAAAGATCGCTGGTCGTGGGGCTATCAAGCAAGCTGGTATTACCGGTGCTAAGGAATTCGCAGGTGAAGCGGCGGAAGGTGGCCAAGAACAACTCGCACAGAACATAGCTCTCCAGCGTGAAGGCTTTGATGTACCCACCATGCGCGGCGTGGTTGGGCAGGCTACTTTGGAGGGTTTGGCTGGCGCTGGTTTGGGTGCTACTGCCGGTGCGCGTGAAGCGTTACAGGCCAAAGAAGAGCTGCGTAGAAAAGAAGCTGGCGAAACTATCGGTAAGTTCCAAGAGGCGGCTGGAGTTACCGGCGCACCCGAAGAGCGCGTGCAGGACATTGCGCTTGAGCTACAAGAAAAGAACGGTTTGATGGAAGAAGAGGCGGTTGGTCTGGCCAAACAGATCGTCGCCGACGAAGCCAAGCAGGAGCAGGCTGCCCCAACACCCGAAGGGTTGGAAGACGTTCAAGCCGATCCCGAACGAATCATGGACCTCAAGGAGCAGTACCAAGCTGTTGGTATGTCCGAGGCCGAAGCACTTGATGAAGCAACAGCAGTAGCAACGAAAGAGGCACAAGACGATGCGCTTGCCGAGAGAGAAGCAACAGGAGCAGCAGATGTTGGAGAACCTATCACCGAAGCAGGTGGAGTCAGCCCTGAGTTGGTTGGACAGCCCGATCAAATCGCCCCCACCGCAGGAGTTGGAGAACCTACAACCGATGGAATGGTTCCTACTGGAGAGAATGTTGCACCTATTGTTGCAGGAGAAGCAGTCGAGCCCGCTGCACTGACACCGTATGAAGAAGCGGAGCAACAACGCCAACAAGCATACGATGAGCTTCAGCAGGCTCAGCAAACTTTAGAAGCTGCTGGGTATAACGCTACACCTGAGCAGAGCGCGCAGTTGGCTGCGGCGGAAGCAAATTACAGCCAAGCAAACGAAGCGGCCAAAGTTGCGTTCGAACAAACTCAAGAACTCGCTGACCAACCTACCGAGGTGATCGCCGAGGAAGAGCCCAAAGGCAAACGTGGCCGCAAAGCACTGCCGCCCGA